TGTTTTTTTATCTGTAAAACTCTGCCGAGAAAATCAGTTTCTATTTCCTTAGCTGAACTCTTTTTTGATGACTACGTAGGAGTTAGCTAATTGTTTCTTATACATTAATTATAGCACAATGACATCAGAGGTGCAACAAAATAACATTATTATTACATTATCTTAACATTAGTCTAGCTTATCAATGGGGGGGTGTAGTATCAGAAAAATTTATGTTATAACGCTATATCGGGTACCTTAAATATATATCTCAAATCTTTGTTACTAATATGTGTGTACTACTGCTGTTCTACTTTTATTGACAGTTGAGGTGCTTGAATATTGACTGTCTCTACAGACTCACCAATAACTTTACCTAAAGAATCTAATATTTGTGCTGCTGTTTGTAATTGACCTTTTGAAACTGCTTTATTAAATAATCTCACTCTCATCGCTTGAAGTCTTGGAAGCATATTTTCTCTATCTTTTTCCCAATCTTCGTTATTCCATTTCTTTACTCTGTTCCAATCATTCCAAGCTGAAGTCTCTCCAATACCTTCAATCTTTGCGTGTTCGAGAACAAGTTGTCTTGTTGTCTTCCCATCCAATTGACGAGAATACAATCTTTGAGCTCTTGCTTGAATATGCTCTTGTGTATTCGGAGCAAACTTAGCTCTTCTTTTTTGCTTTGTTTGCTGTTCTTTATGGTCTTCTGGAACGAAACCAGACAAAAACGATTCAGCCACGGACTCAATCAGATAAGGTTAATAATTGAATGATAACCTAGAAAATGTGATTTAGGCTATAACTAGGGGGTATTAGTTGAAATTTTTGTTATTTTATTAGTGTATGGCAGTAAAAAACGCACCAGAAATCAATTTACGTTATGCCCAGGGGCAAGTTTTCAATAGTGAGAAGCGATTTCGGATATTAGTAGCAGGGCGAAGGTTTGGAAAATCTTATTTATCCTGTATTGAACTACTTCGTGGTGCGATTAACAGACCAGGGGAAGTTTATTTTTATTGTGCTCCGACATATCGGATGGCAAAGGACATTGCATGGAAGGAATTAAAGAAATTAGTGCCAAAAGTATGGGTACAGGCTAAAAATGAGACAGATTTGAGACTAGATTTGATTAATGGATCGAGTATTGAATTAAAGGGTACTGAAAATGCGATGGCATTAAGGGGAAGAAGTTTAGCAGGGGTAGTGCTTGATGAAGCTGCATTTATGGATAAAGACGTATGGGCAGAAGTTATAAGACCAGCTTTGGCCGATAAGCAAGGATGGGCTTTATTTATCAGTACACCAGATGGAACTGCTAGTTGGTTTTATGATATGTGGTGTTTTTGTGGAGAAACTGAGAGGGACGATTGGACTCGATGGAGTTTTACTACAGTTGAAGGGGGCAATGTTAAAGAAGAAGAAGTCGAAGCAGCTAGGGGTCAATTAGATGCGAGGACATTTAGACAAGAATTTGAAGCTAGTTTTGAAAATCTCACTGGATTAGTAGCTGTTAGTTTTACCGATGAGAATATTGATAAGACTGTAGAAGATTTAAAAATGATGCCTTTGTTAATCGGGTTAGATTTCAACGTAGATCCGATGGCAGGAATTTGTGCGGTAAAGCATAATGATTGTCTTTATGTCTTTGATGAGATCATGTTGACGGGAGGGGCAACAACTTGGGATTTTGCGGAAGAGGTTACGAGAAGATATGGAATAGATCGAAGGGTAATTGCGTGTCCTGACCCTACTGGTAATGCAAGAAAGACAAGTGGGGTAGGTGTTACAGACCATACGATCTTAAGAAGGAATGGATTTACAGTAATGGCACCAAAATCTGCCTGGAAGATCAGAGATAAGATAACTGCTGTTAATACTGCTTTATTAGATGCTGATGGAAACCAGCGAACATTTATCCATCCTCGATGTAAAGAATTGATAAAAGCACTTAGAACTTTAACTTACGCTCCAAATACAGGGATGCCTAATAAACATTTAGGAGTTGACCATGCTTTTGATGCTTTTGGTTATCTTTGTCTACAGCAATTTAACTTGGCAAAACCAGAGACATTAGGCCAGACTGCGTTTAGAATATACTAAGAACTACCTAATTCTTATCATGTATCATTCTACAACTAAGAAAAAGAAGAAGAAAAAGAAGGGAGGTAAAAAACGTGGCGAATGTTCCTGTAAATAAAACACTTTACGCTAGAGTAAAAGCTGAAGCTAAACGCAAGTTTGCTGTTTATCCTTCTGCATATGCAAATGCGTGGCTTGTACGAGAGTACAAAAAACGTGGAGGTACTTATCGAGTGGAGAAAAAACGTGCCACAAAAAAGAAAAAGTAGTACAAATCCTAGAGCCAAAGGTGGTTTAACACGTTGGTTTAAGGAAAATTGGGTTGATGTTAAAACTGGTAAACCTTGTGGTCGTACAAAAGGAGAAAAAAGAGGCTATCCAGCCTGTAGACCTAGTAAACGAATCTCAAGTAAGACACCTAAGACAGTTGGAGAGATGACAGCAAGTGAAAAAGCAAGATTTAAACGTGAAAAAACAAGCAGTAAGAAGATAGAATACCAACATAAGCGTAAAACTACCCGAAAACGCAGGAGGAAAACTTAAAATGGCTAAATCTGCTGCGATGAAAAGATGTCAGGGCTACATAGCTAGCGTAAAAAAGGGCAAGAAGAAGAAAACTAAAACAAAAACCAAGAAAAAATGAGATTAACACCAAAACAACGTAGACAATTAGAGGAACACTCGGTGCACCATACCGATAGGCACTTGAATTATATGAAACGCAAAATGCGTGATGGATTTAGCTTCAAAAAAGCTCACGAAATGGCAATGGACAGGGTAGGTAAATGACAAAAGATTCAAGACTAAAGAGATTTGGACTGTCTGGATTTAACAAACCCAAGAGAACCCCTAATCATCCCACGAAATCTCATGTTGTATTAGCGAAGGAAGGCGATAAAATAAAGTTAATACGCTATGGTCAACAGGGTGTATCTGGTGCAGGGAAAAATCCCCAAACCGAAAAAGAAAAAGCAAGACGTAGGTCTTTTAAAGCTCGTCATGCTAAAAATATAGCAAAAGGCAAAATGTCGGCAGCTTTTTGGGCTAACAAAACTAAGTGGTAATTTATGACCTACGCACTACCAGGAAGAATACAAACTGCAATAACCGCTAGTTCCTATTTAGGAGGTAGTGATAGTCCGTTTACTCGCACCAGAGCAGTAGTAGACATGATGAAAGGTTGGGAAATAATGAGAGCAGTTACAGAAGGAACAGAGTATCTTAGAGAAAACTCTGAAGCATTCTTACCATTAGAACCAAGAGAAGATTATGATGCTTACCTAGCGAGGGTAAACAGAGCAGTATTTAGTCCCTTTACACAAAGGTTAATAAGAGCAGCAACAGGTCTTGTATTAAGAAAACCAATATCATTGATAGGCGATCCTTATTGGACGGATATGTTCAAAGCAGATGTCGATGGTTGTGGATCGGACTTAGATGAATATGCAAGAAGATTATTGATGTGTTCATTAACTTATGGTCAAAGTCATATTCTTGTAGATTACCCTGCACCTTCTGGTGCAATGAGTTTAGCCGAAGAACGTCAGCAAAATCGTAGACCATATTGGATTGAAGTCGACCCAACAAATATTTATGGCTGGAGATTAGATAGAGAGTCAAACTATGGGAATTTGATACAGGTTAGATTGGCTGAAAAAGCAGTTTTACCCGATGGAGATTTTGGTGAAAAGATTTATGACCAAGTTCGAGTGATAGAACCAGGTCGTTATCGTGTTTTCAGAAAAAGAGAAACAGTTGAAGAGTTATATGAAGATGATAATGGTGGATATGCAGGAGATATGTCCAGTCCTGCTGGTGCAAAAGACTACGAATTAGCAGAATCAGGTGAATTTTCTCTTGGCGAAGTACCCTTGGTTTCAATTTATTCTGGAAAAGTTGAAAATTTAGTAAGCAAACCACCTTTATTGGATATTGCGTACTTAAATCTTGCACATTTTCAGAGACAAGCTGATTTAATACATAGTTTGCACGTTGCATCTCAACCAATGCTTGTAATGGAAGGATATGACGATCAAACCAAAGATTTAGCTATATCTGTTAATTATGCGATGGCAACTCAACCTGGAAATAAAGTTTACTATGTAGAGCCAGCTTCTAGTGCTTTTGATGCTCAATCTGCTGAAATTAAAGAGTTGCAGATGCAGTTGGCCACTCTTGGTATTAGTACTTTAAGTCAACAAAAGTTTG